ATTAAACAAAGGAGAAGCACAAGCAAATAGAATATATGACATTGATGGCATTACTCCATCATTGAGAGCATTAGGTGTAGGATTAGGTGCGAAAACAGGACTATATCAAATTGATACACAAGTACGAAGACTGACACCGACTGAATGTGAACGATTGCAAGGCTTTCCAGATGGATGGACAGCAGGGTTATCAGATACGCAGAGATATAAAACATTAGGGAATGCAGTGACGGTGCCTGTTGTCACAGCAGTCATGAATCAATTACAGCAAATTAATTGAGAAAGTGCATAAGCCTATTGACATTTAAAACGTTCTATGATACATAAAACAAAATGGGACTCGTTTGCGTATAGTTCTTTTTATGTAATTAGGATGATCTATGGTTACTTGGTGGAATAATTTATTTAATAAAACCAATGAAGAAAAGCAATACGAGGCGAATAGTACCATCCCGTTAGGGTTTGGTAATAACGCCTATGAAGAGCCTGACGCAAATTATTATGCATTCGCCAAACAGGGGTATGAAAAAGATCAACTAGTCTACGCCTGTATACGAGAGCTCTCACTTGCTGCATCTGAACCACGATATTTTATTGAAGCATATAACCGCGACAATGAACGATATGAAGTCACAGGTGGTCGCTATGTCGATCTATTGCGCAGACCAAACCCGAATCAAGATTTTTATGCATTGTTGGATCAAATGGTTATACACCTCCATGTAACTGGAAACGCGTATGTATATAAAGAACGCTCACAAAGCGGCAAAGTCGTGGCAATCTATTTGCTGAGACCAGACCGCATTACGATTAAGTCTGACATCAAAGAAGGCGTTGAGTCATATGAATATGACATCGAAGGGTATACGTATTCTATACCGCCCGTCGATGTAGCACATATGAAACTTGTTAACCCAACCAATGATGTCTACGGCTTGTCTCCTCTCCAAGTGATTGCTCCAGTCATTAATTTAGACTTGAGCATTATTCAATATGCAAAAGCGTTCTTCCAGAATGCTGGTGTACCATCTGGAATGTTGAAGATCAAGAGGCGCATCAATAACCAAGCAGAGGCCAGTGACATCAGAAGAACATGGCGTTCGCAGTTCTCCTCACCAGGCAATTTCCATAATTTGGCTATTTTAGATGAAGATGCATCATATGAGCCATTAGCCACACCTATCACTGATCTTGCATTAGGCGACCTCCGTGATACGGTGGAAACTCGCATTTGTATGGCATTTGGGGTACCAAGTATTTTGGTGGGTGCAGTCATTGGACTAGACAGAGCCACCTACGCAAACTACAAAGAAGCACGGAAAACATTTTATTCAGAAAAGATGATTCCGCTAGTCAACAGAATTGTTCGATTTCTTAATCTGCACATGGAAGGTGAATTTCCAGGGGAATTTATCGGCGTTGATTTTAGTAACGTCCGCTCACTAATAGATGACAAAGATGATATTACGAAACGAGCAGTTGACCAATATGGCGCTGGACTCGTGACCTTGAACGAAGCTCGAGCAGTTTTAGGTCTTGATCCAGTCGAAAATGGCGGGGTACGCCGAATGCCGTTGAATGTACTTGAAGTCGGCGGTGTGGTCGAAGAAACAGCAAAAATGCTCTTACAAGCAGAAACAAAAGAACTAGATGTGAAAATTGATAATGTCCGAGCATCTCGGCTTAACAATCAGTTAGTAACCGATAGAGAACGGCATGCACAGTTATTTGAGCCACAGATTATACGATTTTATAAACGAATCAAAGAGAGTGTGAATGGTGTGCTTGGCAAATATTGGGAAGAACAATTACACACTTCCGCAGATAATACAAAGGTGTATCCATTTAACGCAGGAATCATATTGCCAGAAGGCGTAGAAAATGAACTAAAAGAAATTATACAACAAGGATACATGGGCATTGTTAAATCAACATGGGAAATTATCCGTCAATCAGGATTATCTGGTGATTTTAATGCAGAAGATTATCCGCAAGCTCTCGCAAATATTTATAACCTATCAGGTTTAGCAGCGAAAGAAATACATGGCACAACAATTAAGGCAGTGACAAAAGCAATTGATATAGGGGTGAGTCGAAACTACTCAGTCAAACAGCTTGCACAAGGCGTACCGGATGATAATTTTCCAGGTATTTCAAGCATTATCAGTGAAGCATATCGAAACCGTTCACAGCGTATCGCTATTACAGAGATGATGCGTGCCCAGAACGCAACTACTATGACGTATTATCAGCAGGCAGGTGTGAAGTTCGTACAAGCGTATGATCCAAGCTCTCCTAACGATACGTATATACCTCCGGGTGACCCTTATGGACGAACATGTGAAGAACGCAATTTACAGATATATAGGCTGAACGATGCTCGATTTATTATGGATCACCCTAATGGTAAACTGACATGGACACCAATGCCCTCCAACTACATACCAGAAGCGCTTACTGATCCCCCGCAAATAACGAAGGCTAAGATGTCGAATTATGTCGATATCCCAGTAAGCGCCGTTAAAGCATTACCAGACTTTAAACCAACAGCAGGAATGGCAACTGAAGCAGAAAAAGGCTTGAAATGGCGTAAGGAGTTTGGTCGTGGTGGTACACAAGTTGGTGTGACCAGAGCAAATCAACTCGTTGCTCGTGAAAACTTGAGTGCTGACACAGTAACACGAATGCATAGTTATTTCTCTCGGCATGAAGTCGATAAAGAAGCAGAAGGCTTTAGACCAGGTGAAAAAGGATATCCATCTGCTGGAAGAATAGCGTGGGCATTATGGGGTGGCGATCAAGGTCAAACATGGGCACGAAAACAACGAGCAGTTATAGAACGAGAATCAGAAAAAATACAAAATACAAAAGCATTACCAGATAATTATAGACCCGCTGACGGAGAAGAAGAATGTAACAACTGTGGATTTTACCAAGCTTTACCTGAAGTTTCTGGTGGATATTGTGAAAGATGGGATGCAAGCGTGCAGGACAACTACGTCTGTAATGCGTGGAAATCAGCCGAAACATATAGTGAAGACATTGTGACAGTAAGGGAGCAATTATTATGACAGATATAATACGTAAAACTTCTGAAATATCAGAGTTGAAAGTAGAGGATATGGACAAAGGCATTGTTTCTGCCTACGTCAATACCATGGGAATTGAAGATGCAGACGGTGACATAATCGAGCCCAATGCTTTTGATAACTCTATAGAAAAATTACAAAAATCACCAATATCGGTATTACATTCTCATGATCCATCACAGGTTATTGGTAAAGTTATCGATGCACGAGTTGTCGAGATGGACGATGGTACATCCAAGTTGTGGAATCTGATGAAGTTTAATTTAGCAACACAAGCTGGCAGAGATGCATTTTCTAACATTAAAGGACAATACATTAAAGAATATTCCGTTGGTTTTAATATCCCAGACAAGGCAATGGAGTTTGTTCGAGAAGGTGCAAAGACCATACGAAAAATATTAGAAGTTGATTGGATTGAAGTCAGCTCTGTTGTGAAAGGTGCATCACCGATGACAGGGACACTATCAGCAAAGCAATTGGAATTAGACATTGATACAAAACGAGCAATACCATATAAAGCAACACCGACAACCGACGTGGCATGGAATGGACCAAAAACAGTTGCATCAATACCAGATGACCTTGCGCCAGCAAAAATGCGCGCAATGTTCGCCTACGTAGACGCAGACGCAGATCCAGATGCAAAGGGCTCATACAAGTTTCCACATCATATGTGGGACGGTAAGGTAGGGGATGCAAATATTCGTGCCTGTGTGAGTGGTATCGCTGCGTTAAACGGTGCCAGAGGCGGTACAAACATTCCAGATACAGACAGAAAAGGCGTATATAACCATTTAGCAAAACATCTCAATAGTGCTGACATTGAGCCTCCTCCACTCAAATCCGTAGATGAGGCATTATCACGGCGAGATGAAGAAGAAGAACGCAGACGGCGTCGTTATCAACAGTATGAAGACGCTATTACCGATGAGAAAATTGACGATAACCTTGACGTTGAAAAGCGCCCTGAGGAAGTTGCCGATATAGGGGCAGATCAGAAAAGAGCTGCTGACCTTACAGAAGCATTGCAACAACGAATTGCAGTGACAGAAGTAAGAGACAAATTAATTAAAAATATTCGAAAGGATTTCAAATAATGGAAACTCAAGATAAGTTTGCCCAAGCAGATGCCCTTCGAGAGCTTGCAAAAGCACAACTTGAAGAAGG